TTAGGTTTGTCCTTGTCGCTGTAGTGTCCGGGCATAGGATTCCAGCTGCTTACCACACACGATAGGACGTTTTGCCGAGGCTCTCGGGTTTGGCAAGGTTGAAAGTTTGTAGGCACAAGTAGCCAAGAGCATCGAAAGCATGATCGACGCCGAGATTCTTATTGGGGAGGCCGGTTCCTGGGGCATAGGTAAGAGTGCGTAAGGATTTGATCAACTCCTTGCATTTTGGGTTGATAAACAGGCGGCGGGTGCCAGATGCGTCGAGTAGCGCGGTGTTGACGCAGGTGATCTTGTCGCGGATTTTCCAGGGGTTGCGGGGGCTGGAAACCGTGAAGCCGCTTTTGCGGAGGATGTTGTGGTCGGTGGCACCAACGCCGCTGGTTTTGCGGGCACCACCTGTTGGGTCCGGGCAAGCAATAATTCGGCGCTCCACGCCAAAGCGGGATTGGATTTCTTCGCAGAGGTCCCAGGTGGTGGCGCCGCCGGTCATGATGATCTCGTCAAAGACCCAGAGCACGTCGCCTTTTTTCACCGCGCAGACGGCGCTCATTGGGTCCACGTTGAAGTCCACGCCGATTAGCAGGGGTAGAACGGGTAGATCTTGGACCGTCTTGTCGATATTGTCGTCGCCGAATGAGAGTGCGACGAGACCGCTGAGATTCTCGAAGCTCGCCTCGAACTCTTGGCGGAATGTGCGAGGGTCGAGTTGGGCGCGGGCGGCCTCGATTTCTTCCGGTGGGACGTTATCGCCGTCAATCGTTGTGAATTGCCAGCGGCTCCAGTCCTCGTCGCCGCTATCCGCGTATTGCCAGAGTTCGTAGAACCAGCTAGCCGTGCCATCAGGGGTGGAAATAAACAACGCCCAGCCTTGTTTGTCGGCCAAGGCGGGGCGGATCACCTCGAACCAGACCTCCGCGTCCATAAATGCGGCTTCGTCCAGCACCACGCCGGCCAAACTGCGGCCGCGTAGTGCCATTGCGTTTTCTGTGCCCTTCAGTTCGATTGTTGAGCCGTTTACTAGCTCGATCTTGAGGTCGGTTTCGTTTTTTGACTTGATCCAAGCTTTTGGAACCAGCTTTTTCATCACCTTCCAGGCAATATCTTTCGCCATTCGGTAGGTGGGGGCGGCGTAAAAGAAGGTTTCGCCCGGACGTTCGATCGCTCCACGCAGTAATTCGATGCAGGAGAGGTAGCTTTTGCCGAATCGGCGGCCGGCTACCAATACCCGGAAGCGTTTTCGGCTGGAGAAAACTTCGCCTTGCGCGTAACGAAGGGTGAGTGCTCCAGCCGTGTCGGGCATATTTTTGTAGGTGGGTACTTTCTAGGGTATTACAGGAATTGAACCCCTGCCCCCGTTAATAGCGGGGTGTCCATGTGCAGTAGTTGCCAGCTTTGTAGGTGCCGAACGGACACGGGTCGCTTGTACGGGTGATGGATTGCGTGCGGCGTTCCAGTGCAGCGCTTGGTGTGCAGTAGCCGCCTTGGCTGATGTAGCCGAACGGGCAGGAATTGCCGATTTTGGTGATGGGGGCGGCTTGTGCCAGCAGAAGGGCGAGCGTAAGCACGAGGTTGTAGGTGAGTAGAAGATTAGGTTAGCACAGTAGAAGAAATTGAGGATATGTCAGTAGGTTCCCTGGGCAGCGATACAGCTGTACTACTCCCGAACCCTACCCCCGAGAGTGAGAATGATTCTCAGTCCCGGGGCGGGTTGAGGTCGCGCGGCTAGCGGCCGAGCACCACCAGCCGGCACTCGGCAGCCGATCGCCCGGCAGCCTCGCAGCGTGCCAGCAGCGTGTCGGTGCTCGGTGTTGAGAAGCCCCACACAAGCGTGCCAGCCATCAGGGCGAAGAACACAGGGGGGCGAAGTAGGAAGGAGAGCATGGTGGGAAGCGTGGTGAGCTTGCCTCCCATTGTTGCACACTATCGGCCAGCGGTCAAGCCTGGCGCTTGTCTTCCACCACGATGGAGAGCGAGGGCTGTTGTTGACTAGCGACTTCCTGAGTTAACTCTCCAGCCGCTCGCCCAAGGCTATCTAACAAGTGGCACGCTACTTGATAGTTTCCCTTGCGAATTGCCTTTTTGAGTACAGCTAACCGTGATGCGGTGATAATGTTCAACATTTCAGTGCGATCTTCCAGTCTTTCCTGTTTCAAAAGCTCCATGGCTTTTGAGATGTCATCGTGTGCGGTGCGAATAGAGATATTGAAGCGAGACGCGACGAGTTCAGCATTGGCGCGCCTAGTGTTTCCCTCCAGCAGCAGCGAATAGGCGTAGTTGACTCGCTCATCCATGCGAGCCTGCGTGCTGCGTCCGCCACGCCAACGCTTGCTCTCATCGTTGGCCACAGTTGTAGGCTTCTGTACTTCTTGGCCTTCGGATTCCGGCACGGTTAGAGTCACAAACTCGCTAGCCGTATGATACGCTCTCACGTTTGCAAGCGGCCGTAGGCCGCGCAGCAAAAAGCCCGACCGTTTGGCCGGGCCGTTGATCGGTAGGAGCGTCAGTCAGTAGGACGGCAAGACAAAAGCAACGGTGCACGAGCCTACCGGGCGAAGCTCGAACCCTTCGCCGTGCTCGAACGTCCGGCACCGGCAACCGGTAAGACCTAGCGCAGCCTTCGCCGCCATGATCACGCTTCGCCGGCTGGCATCCTGCGGCAGTGCCAGCTGATCACGCCGCACCCAGCTGTAGTTCGCTTCGCCACCGAACGTATCGGTCAGCTCTACATCCCAAACGGTCAGAGTCTTAAGCATCGCTCAGAACCCCACGGCGTAGGTGTCGGCGTCGATGCTGTGGCAAGTGAGAGCCTGCCACTCAACACCGGCCTTACCGGCTGCGCGCAGTGCCGCGGTGATGGGACCTTCCTCAAACGTGGCCGACCCACGCCAGGTGGTGTCTACATCGCGTTTGATTGTGGCAAGCCAGCGCGAACCGCGTCCGCCAGCGGTGGGTCCCGAATAGCGTACGACCGCACAAGCGCGCGAACCACTCACGTGGGTTCCTGTCCAGTGGAATGTGGTGTCTGTCATGGTGTGAGCCTATGGGTTGGGTCTCGTGAAATACAATACAGCAGCACGCGCCACTAGGCAAGCGCCGGAGCCAGAGCACCGCTGGAACCATCAGGCCACGGGTAAGATTCGCGGCGCCATTCCTGGTCAGCCGGCAGCAGTGCCAAGCCGGTAAGGTCCGCAAGGTCTGAGCGTGTCAGGGCTTCGGCGGCGTCGCGGAAATTGAAGCTCGGGCCGTCGCTCTCGTGCTGGCAGCACCATGGCAAGCGATCCGCGACAGTGTGCCAGAGCTCTCCCATAGCGTCATCGCTCACCCGCTCCAGCTGCTCATCCGCCCAGTAGCGGTCGGCGTCATCCGGGGCAAATTCCTGCAGCACCTTCTCAACCACACCGCGCCACTCAGCCATGGCCCAGTTCTCCCAAGCTTCGGCTTCATGCTCGGATTCGAGCTCGCTCCAGTCAGACTCATCGGCCACGCAGTAGTCTGCCAAGCTGGCGGCCCACTCATCAGCACACTGCAGCGCCGCGGCGTCGCTCTCGTGGATTAGCCAGAGCTCGTACCAGCCGCAGGCCCAATGGCCAAAGCTATGGGCGCCGCTCTCTTCATGCTTAGCGAGCGAAGCGAGCTCGGCACTGATCACGCGCCAGTTGGAGAGGGTGATGGCGTCGCTAGTGTCGCGGCCGTTGCTGATGGGTGCAATGTAGAAGTCGCTCAGATCAGCACCGCAATAGTTGCCGGTGCTGCCGAACGCGGGATCCGCTGAGCTCCAGCGCTCCAAGTTCTCGGGTGTGTAGAGGTCGGCCATGGGTGGGCTTCGACTGAACTTCACCACAATACTACATCAGCGCCAGCTAGCAAGACTCGCGGCCCGTGCTACTGTCGCAGGGTAACCCTCACCCATAGGGCACCATGACGACCCAATCCCGCAGCCTCCGGCTCGCTGATCAGCTGAGCGCCAACCCTTACGCGTGGCCCGGAGGCTATCCGCTATTCGGCGTGTTTCACGATGGCGGCGCTTGCTGCGCAGCCTGTGCCAAGACTGAGCGCGAGAGCATCGCAACCACTACCGGCTGCGACGGCTGGGGGCTGGTGGCGATCGACGCGAACTGGGAGGACCCAGAGCTTTTCTGTGACTGCTGCAGCAAGCGGATCGAGTCCGCCTACGCGGAGCCCCAAGAATGACGGGCGGAGAGTGGACAACACGCGGGCGCCAGCGCGAAGCCCGCGAAGCTGAGCGCGAAGCGCTGCGACTTGAGAAGCGCCACTTGCGCGACTTGCGGTGGGCAGTTGAGCGCTCCAGCATTGAGGCGAGCGATTGGGCAGACTTGCTAACGCTCCAGCGGGCTCACGGTAAAGAGGGACCGTTGCAACTCTGGCGGGAGCTTGTGCCCTACTGGCGAGACTGCCAGCGCTTGAACGATGGCGCCGACATACCGCCCGAGCTTTTTCCACAAGCTACGGGACTTTTTCCGCGCACACCGCAAGCGGTCAAAGCTCCAGCAAATAGGGTCCGGGCCGCTAAGGGCTCACCCCGGAAAAAGCGCAGCGATGCCGGACGCGCCCAACCATCTCGCAAACGTACCAACACAAACGTATGACCGCTCCAGCCGTTGCCGTCTTAAGCGGCCCGCTAACAATCCGCCTCACCCCGGCCCAACTAGCTTCACTTCTCCAGCAGTGGCAACGGGACGGTGCGCCAGGCGATAGGCTCACGCTCCAGCTGATGCCACACCGCAAGCCCTGATCAGCTCCAGCCCCTGCCTAGCGGTGGGGGCCTTTTCTGCCGCCCTTAATCACCCGTAGCCGGGAGGCTACAGTCTCACCGCTAGGCTCACGATCCGGCACCAGCAACACCAACGCCCGCAGTGCCAGCCCTACACCGATCAGTACCAACGCAGTAGCGGCGAGACTCATAAGACTCATCCTGTGAATGGCCTTGAATGGCGTTCCAGCTAGTGAATGGCCAAAAGGGGAGCCGTATGAATGGCCCCCGGATGACCTTCACAGTTCCAGTCTGGCTATGAATACGGCTTGTGAATGTTAAACATGAATGAATTTTTAGGCTTGAATGGCCTCTTGAATGGCATCGAAATATCTGTGGCAGCGTTCCATGAATGACTCCTCAGCTTGTTCCAGCTCGGCTGCGTCCATGTAGTGGACGTTAGGTGTACCGCAGCGGCGGGCTAGTACGATTGCAGCTCCAGCTGGTTTTAAGCCGGTTAAATGTTTGAGTCCCAGTGAATACGCTCCACACTGGTCGATGTAACTGTGACCGCTGGGAAGCCTGTCGTCGCGGTCGGTTTTACGTCCCACGCTAGTTTTCCAGTCGCAAACATAGATGCCTTGTTTACCTTTAATGGTCAGCAGGGCGTCTGCCGTTCCAGCAAATCCTGCGGGGTGATGAATGGAAAATTCACTTGCAAATACTTCGGTTACGTTTTCAGCGATCCAGTCAGATAAAGATCGAGCGTAGCCTTTTGCACTGAATCCTACTGGGGGAACATTGGGGCGTACCCTTTTGAGTGCCCATTGTGTGATCGGGACAGGAATACGCGCCAGTCCTTGTTCGTCCCAGCGTATGGAGTTTCGTTTGTTTGCTGTAGAACGGGCTAATTGCATTGAAGTTTTTAACAAATACTCTGCTTGATTATGTGTCATATTGCCCCTATTTGCTGCAACATTACGCTGACAGGTAGCTTCAGCTTCCCCAAGGCGTGCTGCCCAGCGCTCCAGTCCGGAGGTGTCGCTTGTCTCTTTTAAGATTCTTGTGACACTGTGATACACGTTCCCGGTTTGATCTCTGTAGATCCGGCCGCCGGGGTCGCTTTCGTCATCACGTTCCAGCTTCCAACGCCTTAATCCAGCAAGTGTGTCTTGTGTATTAGGCATTTGGATAGTTTTTCCCATTTACACCTTACCAGCAAAAAAGCCCCCGGTAAAGGGGGCCTTGAAAATTTGAAGCCTTGATCAGGCAGCTTTGAAGGGGTTAGCCCCTTCAATTAGCCGGTTGATGTCAAAGCCCTCGGACTTCGCTTCGAGCCAGGCTGCATCAATGTGCTCTTGCGAGCCTTTCTTCCGAGGCACAGGGCGGACTGTGTACTCAGTCAACAGACCGGAGCCTTTCTTGCTCACCGTGAAGTCCCACTCCAGCAATTCGGAGTAATCCTCCATTTGACTGATCTGGTCCAGCTCTTTGATGATCGACTTTTGAGTGATCTGTAGGACTTGGACCTTGCCGGACTCGTAATTGAAAACGGGAAGTGCGATGAAAAATTTGACATCGACAGTTCCAGGGCCACCGCGACCTTCACGCGGTTCGAAGTCGCCCATCTCCACGATCACGTCCTCGTAGGTGGGTTCCTCAAGGAAGCGGAAAGGCTTGTTGGTGCCGTTGTTCGATCCCCAGCACTCGTACCCTTCGAGGGGTTCGTCGCTGAGCAGCGCGAAACGGACAGAACCGCCGTCAGGCAGCTTTGACAGCGACAGGTATCCGCCACCCGTTCCAGAGCCGGAAACGGCGGCAGAAGCGTTTTTGGAAAGGAGTCCCATGGAAATTTTTGGTGCTTTGGATGGTCGCCCTTGGGCAACGTGTAGCACAATAGCATGGGCTTGACGTAGTGTCTACCATTGGAAAACGCCCCAGCCGCGTAGGGCAGCCGGGGCGGATAGCAAACATTCCTGTAGGAGTCTAACAACGTGTCTAGTGAGACGCAAGAGCTGCTGGCGTTTGTGCGCCAGTTGCCCGTAGGACCGGCTTACGCGCCCATCTACGCCAAGGGGCAGGTCTTCGGAAAGCACCAGGACGTATCGAAAGGTAAGGCGCCCCACGAGAACTCTCACCACACGGTGATGAGCCCGGCTGATGTGGCGTTGCTGATTGAGCGCCAGCCCGAGGTCTTCAAGGCAGTCGGGCTATTTACCGGGATTCGCAGCGGCGGTCTCGTGATTCTCGATGTAGACGCAAACCTCGCCAGCCTGCGAAAGAAATGGGGCGAGACGCTAGACGGCGCTCCGGTGGTGACTTCCACCAAGAAGAACGCCGCGAAATTTATCTTCCGCGTCCCGGAGGACCAGCGTTCCAGGGTTAAAGGGATTAGCGGGCGCGTCACAGGACAGGGCTACGAGGTCCTGTGGGGGATGCAGGGCGTTATTGCGGGTGAATACCCCGGCAGCAGTGATGGGAAGGCTCCAGAGGGCTTCTACGCGCTCCAGGGGGATCTTTCACAGGTGCCTGAGGCGCCGGAGTGGCTTCTCGCTGAGATGCGGGCAGCGAAGGATGCCGAAGCACCAGCACAGGGTCTGATCAAAAACCGTAAGGGGCTTGATTTTTCTGGTCGCACAGAAGACGAGCTGTTTGATCTTGTACAGGACTGTCTCTCGGTTTTGCCGCACCTTGGACGCGGCACCGAGGACTACTGGTGGTCTGTAGGCGCAATGATTGCCGAGGCACTTCCTAATGAGAAGGGCCTCATGTTGTGGTCCTCGTGGAGTGCTGAAGATCCAGCGTTTGAGGACGACTGGAAAAATGGCAATCCTTGTGAGGCGAAGTGGCCGCACATCCTTAAGCGGGCTGGACGGGCTGAAAACAAGGGGCTCGGCTCTCTGATTTTTCTGGCTGATCAGTACGACGCTGAGCGCCAGCGGTTCCGTGAATCAAGCCGCACCACGCTTGGCGAGGTGGAGAAGGATCGGGTTCAGCGGTTCCAGGCGGTTGGTCTTTCGCACGACGAAATCATCCGGCGGGCTACTGCCGCGATGAAGCTCGAAAATCCATCCGAGGTCCAGCACACAATCTTCGAGATTGCCCAAGCCGCCGGCTACCGCGACCCTGCGGCCATTGTGCGGCTGCTGATTGCGGACCAGGAATATCGGCGTGGTTCGCAGGGCGGCAGCCTGAAGGAGATTTTCAGCGTGGAGGAACAGCCGATTGAGTACCTGATTCCTGATCTGCTGCCGAAGCCGGGCACGGTTCTGATTCATGGACGCGGTGGCTGCGGCAAAACCATGGCAGTGATGACTCTTGCCAAGCACATCGCACGCGGAATCCCGTTCTCCGTGCGTGGGGCTGAGGTTCCAGTCGAACAGGGAAAGGTCCTGTGGCTTAACGGCGACCAGAACAGCCGGCGGATCCGCAAGCAGTTTGCTGACCTTGATTTCACAGCTGACGACCCTGTGGTGGTTCAGAACAAGGTCTCGATGCTCTGGTATCCCTGGTTCATCCAGCAGATCGAGGAGCATCGTCCCAAGCTCGTGGTCTGGGACTCCGTGACCGCTTGTATGCGGGGATCGGCTTACGACCAGAACAAGGCTGAGTACGCCGAGCCCATCTACTGGTACAGCGCCGAAAACGGCGAGAGCTTCCCGGCGACCACCATCGTCTTCATCCACCACGCTGCCAAGAGCGGCGACTTCAGGGGCACCTCAGCGCTCCAGGACGCCGTAGACGAGTCTTGGGGCATCAAACGCCCGGAAAAGTCCGAGCTGGAGCGTGTAGGGGCCTCTGCGCGGCTTATCACCATCGGTAAGAGCCGTGAAGGCAACGAGGGCAAGCAGCTGATCCTGCGTCAGAAGGAAGACCTCACCTTCTCGCTCCAGGACCTGCCTCCTGTGGATGGCGTCGATTCCGCTAGCCCGGCTTCGATCATCGACCGGGTGCTGCAGCGGCTTCGTACCAAGGGCGTGCCCATGACTAAGGCGGAGCTCAACGCTGATCCGCTTCTGGGCGGCAGTGTCAGCGCAATCTCGAAGTCGCTCCAGCGGTTGGTGGACCGGGGGTTGGTTGTTGTTGAGGGGGATCGTTCCAGCAAGCGCTACTTAGCTGTTCTCGCGCGCAGGGGGGGAGGAGGTATTACCTGTCCCAAAGAAGAAGAAGTCAGTACTGGAGCGACTTCTCAGGAAATGAGCTGTCCCGATTTGTCCCAAGTTGTCCCAACTTGTCCCAAACCGGCCCCTGGAGCGGCAAAGGGACAGGTTGGGACAAAACGGGACAAACTGGGACAGCTCAAATCGTCAGAACTGTTGCAGCGCAGTGGTTCTGACAGTTTGGGACAGCAGGACACCGCTATCTTCACGCGCGAGGAATCTGAGGCGGATCGGACCAGGCAGGAGCTGAATCAGATGCTGAAGGACGCCGACATCTGGGGCTAAAAGCTGTAGAGTTATGCGGCTTGCATAACTCTTATGCCTAGAACCACTGTTTCTCTGGACTCCAAGACAGGGGCGTGCCTTCGTTACTTGGCTAACCAGGAGCGAAGGTCCGCCTCGAACCTTGTCAACCTTCTCATTTGGGACAAGCTCCGGGACTGGACAAACCACTGGAAGCCTGAAGAAATTGAACAGCTGCTCGACTCTTTCGAGGTAGCCGACCTAAAAAGCTCAGATGGGCCAGTTCACCCCGCCTAACTTTTTCTTAGGGCTCATGCGGGTTGCCGCGTGGGTGTTTTGGAGAGATCCAGTGAAGCCGGAACCGCCTCAGCCGAAACGCCCCAGGAAGCCTGTCTTGGGGTACAACGTCGGTGACATCCCCTACGAGCTGCTCGCCGTGATCCGGGTTTCCTGGTATCGCAAGGGCGTGACCTACGAGGTGGAGGAGTACCAGATCGAGGAGTCCGACGACGCTCAAAAGCAGTTCGCCTACATC